TGGGCAGGATTGGACTAGGATTTACAAATGCCAAACGGACGAATGAGCTATGTATCTGCCCGAAACCCGCAGAAATCTGCGGATCTGCCCTGCGCGAGGGGTGGGGTTGGGGGTCCGCCCCCCGCGCGTGTGTGCCGGGGAGCCCATATAAAATTTTCGCAGGTTCGGCCATGAGCCGCGACCCCATAGTCAACGCGGTGATCGATATGTTCGAGGCCCGATCCGACGAAGGGATGCAGCGCTACGGCATGTCGATGGCTGATAATCCCAAGACGCCCTTGCAGTGGCTCGAGGACGCGCAGGAGGAGCTGATGGACGCTGTGCTCTACCTCCAGGCCGTCAAAGCATCGAGCCGCCCCGAGCCCCGCCGTGACGCCAATCTTTGTTACATGTGCGGCGGTCAGGTTGTTCATCTCGGCGATGGGCGGATCTACTGCAAACCGCAGACCCAGCAATCCCGCCTCGAGTGTCTCGACTGCGGCGCAGAGTTCACTGTCGATCATGGCATGAGGGAATTCGATGGCTAAGTCACCAGCGTGGACGCGGAAGGCTGGACAAAATCCGAAGGGCGGTCTGAACGCCAAGGGCCGCGCGTCGTACAAAAAAGCGACCGGCGGCACACTGAAGGCTCCCGTCAAGTCCGGCGACAATCCGCGCCGCGCCTCGTTCCTCCAGCGCATGGGCAACATGAAAGGCCCAGAGCGCGACAGCAAGGGGCGCCCTACCCGTTTGCTGCTATCGCTTCGCGCCTGGGGGGCGAGTTCTAAGGCGGACGCTGTTCGCAAAGGCAAAGCTATCTCTGCTCGAAATAAAGGAAAGAAATGATGCCTGGCAAAAAGAAGGGTCTATACGCCAACATGAACGCGCGAAAAAAAGCCGGAACCTCGCGGCCAAAGTCTAAATCGACGATCACGCCGAAGGCTTACGCGAATATGAAAGCCGGTTTCCCGAAAAAGAAGAAGTGACCGACAAGCTAACCGTCCGGCAAGCGCGCGCTGCGCTGAAGTCGGATGACAATAATCTGCGTGAAGCGGTGACGCAGGAGCTAACTGCGCTGGCAGCGTCGGAAATCACGGATGTCCTGTTTTGGGATGGTGAGGGTCGGATAACGCTGACCAGCGCAGACCAGCTCGAGCCCCGCGTTCGCAAGGCGATCAAGAAGGTGAAAGTCACGCCTGGCAAAAATGGCGCTTCTGTCGAGGTCGAGATGCACGACAAGATCGCGCCGCTGCGGCTGTTGGCTAAGCACACCGGAATGCTTGACGGCACGACGGACCAGAACAAGCCCAGCGTCATTGGGATCAATTTGAAGGGGCCAGCGGTAACGAGCTATGAGGTCGTTGACGATGACACATTGGACGGCAACAGCAATTCGTGAGCTTCGCACCGAGCTGCGCCTGGGTATCGGCGATCTCGCGGCGCGGTCCGGTGTGTCCGCGAACACCATATCGAATATCGAGAATGGCAAATCCCTGGGCCGCATCGACAGTCTCGAAAAGCTGTGCATGGCGATGGGCTACGAAATTGACATGATCCAGGTACGCGATGCCGAGACAGTCGAAAGCAACTGACCGCAGTCCCAGGCGTCGGAAGTCTGATGCGCTCGAGGCTCTCGATGAGTTCGAGCTCGATTTTTCGGAGTCGCCGACAGTTTGGAAATTCCTGAACTCCGATAATTTTGTCCGTGGGATCATGGGGCCGGTCGGGTCCGGCAAGTCTTACGCCTGTTGTGCCGAGATCTTCCTGCGCGCCGTGAAGCAGAAGCCCTCCCCGCGTGACGGCATCCGGCATTCCCGTTTCGCGATCATCAGGAATAGCTACCCCGAGCTGCGGACGACGACGCTCAAGACCTGGCAAGAGATCTTTCCTGAGAACAAGTGGGGCGCGATGCGCTGGTCCCCGCCGATCACGCATCATATTCAGCTCCCGCCGCGCGGCGATGCTGCCGGGATCGATTGCGAAGTGATATTTCTTGCGCTCGATCAGCCCAGGGACACGCGCCGCGTTCTGTCCCTCGAGCTCACCGGCGCGTTTGTCGATGAGGTGCGCGAGCTGCCCAAGGCCATCATCGATGCGCTGACCTCGAGGGTGGGCCGGTATCCGTCAAAGGCTGACGGTGGCGCGACCTGGCGCGGTGTGTGGATGTGCTCGAACCCGATGGACGACGACCATTGGTATTTTCGACTCGCTGAGAAAGAAAAGCCTGGCAAAGGTGCTTGGGCCTGGAAGTTCTTCCGCCAACCTGGCGGCGTTACGCAAGGCTCAGCGGACTCGGACGACGCGATCTTCGCGGCGGGAAAACATTGGGTGCCGCATCCCAAGGCCGAGAATACGAACAACCTGCCGCCGGGCTACTATCAACAGCAATTGCAGGGCAAGAACCTCGATTGGATCAATGCCTATGCGGCCGGTCAGTACACGTTTGTCCAGGAAGGCCGCGCCGTCTGGCAGGAGTATCAGGACAGCTCCATGAGCGTTGACGATCTCGAGCCGGATCATTCGCTGCCGATCCATGTCGGGCTCGATTTTGGTTTGACCCCTGCCGCCGTGTTCGGTCAGCGCTATGCCTCTGGCCGCTGGCATATTCTGCACGAGCTCGTCACCGACAACATGGGCCTCGAGCGCTTTGGGCAAATGCTGATGTACGAGCTCAACACGCGGTTCGACAAGCTCGAGCCGATGATCTGGGGCGACCCTGCCGGTATGAAACGCGACGAGATCTTCGAGGTCACGGCCTTCGATCATCTTAAGACCCTGGGGCTGAATGCCAGGCCGACCGCGACCAACGATTTCCAGGTGCGCCGCGAGGCCGGTGCCGCGCCGATGATGCGGCTCATCGATGGCAAGCCTGGGCTCCTGGTCAGCAAGTCATGCGCGCAGCTCCGCAAGGCTCTATCCGGCGGTTACTACTTTAAGCGCGAAGCGATCTCCGGCGGACAGGAACGGTTTCGCGATAAGCCGTACAAGAATAATTCATCACACGTCGGCGATGCGTTTGGGTATCTGTGCCTGGGCGGTGGCGAGCATCGACGGCTCACGCGCGGCGCGCATCGGCCAGGGTTCAACACTGAGCCTATCGTCGCAAAAACAGAATTTAGCGTTTTTTGAAAAAACCCCCCGGCGCTGGGCCGAGGGGCAAGGGTGGTGTCCAGTACAGGGAGGAGTAAGGAGTGGACGGTTTACAATACCCTTTCGGTACTATTGAGATCAACAGCTACCTCAGAGAATGGGGTCCGATCAGATCTGTGCCGTTTTCTCCCTCGCATCTGTTTTTCTACGAAATGAACAAAGTCGAGAAACGGATCTGGTTTGCCACCGAGGAGCCGCTGAAGACGATGGAGCTCCAGGCATCGATGGGGCCATGCATAACCCTTATGAGCGGCGGTCGTCCGTTCGTTTCCTGGGGAATTATTCTGCTGACAAAAACCAGCGCGGAGATGTGGCTCGCCGCTGATGAGGAACTGCTACGGTCCAACAGTCGGCCCTTTTTGCGTATCGCGCGCAGAACCCTGGACGAGATTGGCCCTGCAATGGGACTTCTGCGGGTTCAATTTACAATAGCCAAGGACTACCTCGATGGTATTCGCTTCGCCGAATGGTTAAAATTTGAACACGAGGGAACGCTGCGCCGGTTCGCGCCGGATGGTTCCGATTGTTTGATGATGTCGAGGATTTATTGATGGGCGGAATCGTTCGAGCTGTAACCAGTATTTTCAGAGCCCCGAAGCCACCGCGCCCCGACCCCCGCATCGCTGAAAGCCAGGCGCGCCAGGAGGCCCTGTTAGCTAAGCAGGAAGCCCGTACCCTCGAGCGCGAGAAAGCCGAAGCGAGAAAATTAAGCGCAAGAAAGCGCGCGCGCCGCACTGGCGGATTGCGGTTACTGCTTGCTGGCGACCGCGACAACGCGGTGACCGGCATCGATGACGAGCTCAAGACAACGCTGGGGGGCTAAATGCCGCTAAACCCCAAAGAGGTGATGAAGCGCGCCGACCTGGCGCAGCGTCGGTCTGACCAATGGCGGAATTTGTACGAAGAATGCTACGAATTCGCCCTGCCCCAGCGGAACCTGTACGACGGCCACTATGAGGGCAAGACTGTCGGCCAGCCCAAGATGGAGCGGGTGTTTGACAGTACCGCGATAAACTCGACGCAGCGTTTTGCCAACCGCCTACAGTCAACGCTGTTCCCGCCCTACCGCAACTGGTGCCGGTTGATGGCTGGCAACGATATCGCCGAGGAACAGCGCGACGAGCTGCAAGCCGCGCTCGATATCTACAACGAGAAAATGTTCTCGATCATCCGCCAGACTAATTTTGACCTGGCGATGTCGGAGTTTCTGCTGGATCTCGCTGTCGGAACCGGCGTGATGCTGATCCAGCCAGGCGATGATGAGGTGCCGGTGCGGTTCCAGGCTGTGCCGCCGTTCCTGGTCGCGGTCGAGGAAGGGCCGCACGGCTCGATCCAGAACGTCTATCGCAAGCTCAAAATGCGCGTCGAAGCGGTGCCGCAGCAATGGGGGGATCTCAAAGTCTCGACCGAGCTGCAACAGATCATCGATGACAAGCCGACCGACGACATCGAGCTGCTCGAGGCAACGATTTATGTGCCGGACGAGGAATACTACTGCTATCACGTCATCTGGCCGGAAAAGCAGCAGGAGCTCGTTTATCGTGAGCTCGACAGCTCGCCCTGGGTGGTAAGCAGGTTCAGCAAAACCGCTGGCGAGAACCTGGGGCGCGGTCCTCTGGTCAGTGCATTGCCCGACATTAAGACCCTTAACCTGGTCAAAAAGCTGATCCTGCAAAACGCGAGCCTGTCGATCTCCGGCGTCTATACCGCTGCGGATGATGGTGTGTTGAACCCGGCGACGGTTAAGATCCAGCCAGGTGCGATTATACCGGTAGCGCGCAACGGTGGCCCACAAGGTGAA